GACATCTGCTGATTTAAGCCTCTAGTCAAACTAGGTGGTACACAAGAACGTTTGCTAAGCATCGCGTAGCCCGATAATCCAAATGCACGCAGAACTCTGACTGGTAGTGAGCATTTATAGACAAGCATAATTTTCAAACTAATCAATTATTCATGCATCGTATCTTAATTCATATTAATAAATTGTTAATTTTCAAAGATTATAAACTATTGTGTTATCAAACACAACTCCAGAATTGTTTGATGAAGTTAGCAACTGACATTGCCCCAGAACTATGCTCGATACTTTCACCTTGCGCTACATTTAATAATCTTAAGGCATTGACATCAAATGAACTTTGAATAAGAACACCATTAATATTGAAACTTTCATTAGATAACATTAACCCAGTACCAATTAACATAGCAGGTTGAATTTTAATTTTACTAGTAGCAAATAACTTCATGTACTGAATTTTAGCAATCGCAAATTTCAGAAAATTTTCACTATTCTCAAATTGAATACATTCTCCATCATATAAATGAGGACACGTTTCTTTAAGAGATTTCAATTCACGTAAAAATGGCGCAAATAGTTCGGGCACACCATATTCATTTTTACCTTCTTGGAAACATTCCAAGTTCGCATTTGACGGACGTGTATGTTCATTACTCTTCTTTAGTTCGTCTAACTCATGTTCCAGTTCAGCAATTCTACTTTCATACTCAATCTCTTTGTTCTTTACGACATCAACTTGCTCAACATAAGCATCAACCGCATCACTATGCAATCGTTTTTGATCATCTAATTCTTTAATCAAACTGTCACTATTTTGCCTCAACTCATCAACTGTACAATTCAACTGTTCGATAATTTGTTCGAGATTTTCGCGTTCAAAGCGTTGCTCGCTTAAAAATCTATGAGCATGAGTCTTCAAAGTTTCRCTATTAATAAAATCACGGTAAGAACAACTAATGTACTTATCATCAGAAATTCCATTTTCAACTTCTTCATTTCTTTCAACTATGACGGTCTCGTCATCCTGTTGTTCAGTACATAATGATTCATTCAGCGCGTTGTCATCATTCCTCTCACTATTTTGATCTTCAACTTCAGCTTCAGTTGCTGCATACGAAGGTTCAGGTATAGTAACTTCTAAACCAAGTGTTGATGGTTTAAGTAATTTTCTCAAATCGCTCGTCAAAATATCATCACATTTACTATTCTTTTGAATAGCTTCAACGTCCTCTTCAGTTTCGTCAATGTCTGTTACGTAATAATTATCCAAACCATCATCATCATTAGGATTATCATCGCACCTTTTATTTATATTGTTATCTTGAATCTCAATGCCAGCTTTTTTAGTGTCACATTCAACATCAAAACTTTTAGACATACTTGTTTCACCAATTTCTTCTCTTTTACTAGTTTCGCAACACTCAAATAAAACGGTACAGCCATAAGCTTCAAAAAATTGCTTTAACATTTTAATTGCTTTGCCATGTAACAATTCAACCTGTATCAATTCGGCAATATAAACACTCAAAACGCATGATTCGATAATAAATTTATTGAAGTGAGAGAACAGTCCATTCCAATAATCTTTTTCGTATGTCGTGAGAATTAAAGGATTCATCATTACTATTAGACAATTATTCTTTAAAAACTTGTTGTGAATATTTCCGTTTCCTTCATCAGTTGTAACAACTCCAAAAAATGCAATATGACGTGATTCTCGTTGCTCAAATTTTTCAAACATACTGTTGATTTTTGATATAATTTTATCTTTAAGGACATGTCCATGAATACTTTCGATAATAGCATCCGATTGTTCAGCAAAAACATGGTTTGTAACGACAAACAAAGTTGAAATACCATCACTTTCGTCCAAACACAAATCATTCAAAACGGAAGACTGCAAATCTGAGAAATAGTCATTAATCAATTTAAGCTCAGGAAACACCATATTTGAAGGCCAACAACTATACTTAATCAACTTTTTATGTGAAGGCAGTAATGAACTCGCTGACGTTAACTCTTCATAACTAAAACATATTTTAACATTACTCAATTCATCAAAATCAACTTCATCTTCAACAACAATAACATTTGAACAACTGTCAAATAATCTCATTTGATAATCGCGTTCTTTAGGCTTAAACTCTTTTTTGTTAATCAAAATAATAATTCCGTCATTAGCAAATTGATTGATTTCTTGTTCATTATTCATAACATTCGATCTTTTATATATAACGAAGAATTTATTCCCAGTATAGACATGATTATTATCATTATGCTGCGAAGATCCTGGATGACATAGCACAAATCCATTCCATTTATTAGGATTAACAATAGTCACTTGTGAAACAGGAGTTACATTTAATTTCTTGTCAATGTTCTGAGACAACATGATTTGTGTAATTTCTTCAGGCATAGTTAATCCAATATCTGGAACGGAATTACCTATTATCATTTTGTGAAGTGCATTTCCTTTAATTTTACCAATGATCGGATCGACAGGTATCAGTAGATTATCATTCATATTTATGTTGTGATTAACAACTTTCGGTTCATTTTTAAGATTAGAAGTTTCATTAAATTGACTGTCACGTCTGGGGACGGTGTCAGTTTCATTCTCAGATACTTTGTTCTTAATTTCAACGGTGGGTTGATCATTCTTTTTATCCATATTCAAACTTGGTGAATGCAATGCATCTTGTTTTCTTCTTCTTCTTGTGTGAAATATCAGTTTATCGTTTAATGGAGCAGAATTCATGGTTGATTTAGTCAAAGTCTTGTGATTTCTTTCTCAAGGTCACAATGCGCAAAAACGTCTTTGGCTTAAAAAACTT